CTGATGACCATCATGATCTGGCGGATTGATGCCGGTGATTATGCCGGTGCGCTGGAAATCGCCCGCTATGCGCTGCATTACAAGCTGGCGATGCCGTTCGGCAAACGCCCTGCCGGATATGCACTGGCGGAGGAAATCGCCGACATGAGCACCCGCGCTCATGCTGCCGGTGAGCCGGTCAGTCTCGATGTACTGATGACCACGATGGAACTGACGGAAAGCCAGGACATGCCGGATCAGGTACGCGCCAAACTGCACAAAATTACTGGTTACCTGTATCGCGACGCGGAGAAACTGCCGCTCGCCCTGCAACACCTGAAACGCGCATTCCAGCTGAACAGCAACTGCGGCGTCAAAAAGGATATTGAGCGGTTGGAGTCAGCCATCAAAAAGGCAGCCAGCAGCTAAACAGAACGCGCCCCGCGCCGGACGGCACGCCAGCCGCGACAGGTCTGTGACCTCGTTCAACGCTGGCGTCCACCGTCCCCTATTCAGAGGTCACTATGTCTCTTGTTGTACCTGCACCAAAGCCGGACGCCGCGACGGAACCCGCGATCAAAAACACGCACTTCTGGCCGGATATCAGTCCGGTGGATTTACGCGACACGCTGCGCCTGGAAGGAACGGTGACAACCAAACGTCTGCGCGCCGTCATTAAGTACGCGCTGACCGAAGTGAATGCCGAGCTTTACAGCTACCGCGTCGCACAGCTGGCTCAGGGATACAAAACCCTCGCTGATGTGCCAGCAGACCAGATTGATGACGAAAGTATCAAAGTCTGTGCCTACCTGCGGGCGGTTTCATCCATTACAGCTGCCATTCTGGCGGAACGATATCCGAACAGTGATACCACCGATGCTGGTAGCAAAAAGGCCGAGATTGTCGAAAGCACTGTCGATGAACTGTGGCGTGATGGCCGTAATGCGATCAGCGATGTCGCTGGCGTGTCGCACTGTGTAATCGGGCTGCTCTGATGAAAGTCTATGCCGAACAAGGCGACACCGTGGACTCGCTCTGCTGGCGGTACTACGGCCGTACTGAGTCGGTGATGGAACAGGTTTACGCGGCTAACGTTAGCTTAGCCGCACAGGGGGCAATATTGCCCCATGGCTACGCGGTGGAGCTGCCGGACATTACCCAGGCCGCAGTCAGTGAAACCGTATCACTTTGGGACTGATGACCATGGAGCGCATCACCTCGTTTATCTGTTACTGCGTCGCGGCCTTTCTTGCCTGGCTCGGCGCAATGTCACCGCAGGATATCGCCTTTTTGGTGGGGGCTGGCGTCGGCGTCGCGACCTTCCTGGTGAACTGGTACTACCGGCGTAAAACCTACCGCCTGCTGAAAGCTATGGGCGTCAGAGGGGACATTAATGCAGCCATCAATCATTAGACGCTGTGCCGTCGCCGCCGTCCTGGCAATTGCCGCGCTGCTGCCGCAAACACCGACGTTGAAAACCTCCGCCGCCGGTCTGGCACTGATTGCTGATTTTGAAGGCTGCCGCCTGTCCGCCTATCAGTGCAGCGCGGGCGTCTGGACAAACGGCATCGGACACACCGCAGGCGTGAAGCCGCAGACCCAAATCAGCGAACGTCAGGCCGCCGTGAATCTGGTGGAAGACGTGATGCGGGTGGAGAAAGGGATTGCGCGCTGTGTGCCGATCACCATGCCGCAGCCCGTATACGACGCAGTGGTGTCCTTTGCGTTTAACGTCGGCGTGACGGCGGCCTGCAAATCAACGTTAGCGTTTTTCATTAACAAAAGCCGATGGCGTGACGCCTGCGAACAGTTGCCGCGCTGGGTGTTTGTGAAGGGTGAGCGTGTCGCCGGTCTGGAACGCCGCCGCGCGAATGAGCTGGCCTACTGCCTGCGGGGTGTCTGATGCGCATTTTAATTTTGATATTGCTGGCAGCCTGCGCGCTGGCGGGGCTGCAAACCTGGCGTATCGGTGGCCTGACTGAAAAAGCCGACCAGGCACAGCGCATTATCGGCACATTGTCCGCTGGTATTGAAAGCCGCGACAACGCTATTCACCGTCTGAATGATGAAGCCGAAACACGGGAACGCCAGGAACAAAACCTCCGCACCCAGCTCTCACAGGCCGGTGAGTTGGCACGCGTTCGTGAAATTCACCTTCAAAGGTTACTCAATGAAAATAAGGAAATGCGCGATTGGTATGGCGCTCGTCTGCCTGATGGCATTAGCCGGATGCACCAACGCCCCACCTTTGCCAGCACCGCAGATTATTTACGTTGGCTGTCCGGCGGTAACCAGTTGCCCGATACCGGCAAGCTCACCGGTCACTAACGGCGACTTAAGCAGTGATGTCAGAAACCTGGAGGCCGCGCTGGTAGCCTGCGGCCTCCAGGTGGAAGCGGTTAAACAATGCCAGGAGAAACACCGTGTTAAAACCAGCCCAGTTGAGAAAGGCGTTAACTGACGCCGTGCCGGTGCTGCAAACCAGCCCCGACACCTTACGGATGTTTGTGGATAACGGGCGCATTGTTTCCACGTTAGCCAGTTCGCTGTCGTTTGAATATCAGTACCAGGTCGAACTGCTGATCACCAACTTTGCCCAGGACAGCGATCTGATCATTGTGCCCATCCTGGCCTGGCTGCGTGAGCATCAGCCGGACATTATGGCAACACCGGATAAGCAGCAAACAGGCTTCAAATTTAATGCCGATATGCTGGATGATGGCAGCTACGATATTGCCGTTTATTTGCAGCTCACCGAGCGGGTGATCGTCAAACAGATTGAAGCCGGTCTGTACGTAGAGCATTTTCCTGAACCCCCGCTGCCGGAGCCGGTGGAAAGGCCGCGTGAACTGTACCTGCACGGCGAGTTAGTGAGCCAGTGGAATGAGTGAACTATCAGCCTTTGATGCCCGTCTGGCAGGATTGATTGCCGCGCTGTCTCCGCAAAGCCGGAAAACCATGGCGGCGGCAATTGCGAAGCGGCTGCGCAAACATCAGCAGCAACGCATTAAGCAGCAGGTCACGCCACAGGGACAGCCGTTCACCCCACGCCGCCCGCAACCTTTGCGGGCAAAGAAAGGCCGTATTAAGCGGGAAATGTTCGCCAAACTGCGCACGGCTAAATACATGAAGGCCAAAGGCACCGCTGACGGCGCGCTGGTGGAATTTACCGGACAGGTTCAGCGCATGGCAAAAGTGCATCAGTACGGACTGCGGGATCGCCCGTCTGTCCGTGCTAAAGAAATGCAGTATCCGGCTCGCCCGCTGTTAGGGCTGGATGCGGAGGATATGAAAATCGTGAAACATGAATTGCTAAATGTATTAGCTCAGACTTAAGCTGACATAACTGCGGCACAGAGCCAAACCTAATCCGACAGGCAACTCAGTGCCAAAGGCAGACACCATTAACCTTTCGCTGGATTCTGAAATCTGTAATTATACCAAATCAAAACCTAGACACGGATAGGGCTTGTTAGACTGATTAATCCCTGTTTAAATACGGGGGAAAGCCGAATTAGTGTTAGGGAGTTAAAAATGTCTACTGAGTTTATATGGCGATACCTTGATATAGAAAAATTCTCTATGCTTCTCGAACAACAAGCTTTATTTTTTTGCTCAGCAAAAAAATTTGAAGATCCTTTCGAAGGTGAGTTTGCTTGGGGGCACATAGGCTACGAGAAATTCATTGAGACACAGAAAAAGCTATGCGTTACCCATGGAGCCAACATGGACTTAAGCGCGTTCATGGCGTTTAATTTGAAGACACTTAAAGAAATAAGCGAGAAAACATACATCAGTTGCTGGCATAGCAGTGAGCATGAATCCGAAGCCATGTGGAAGCTTTATTGCAAAAATCCGGCTAAAGGTGTTGTCATTAAATCAAAGAAAAAAACACTTCAAACCCAACTTGAGAATAAAGGCCTAAATAAATTACAGTTAAAATCCGTAAAGTACGTACCGAATTTTTGGATAAAGAAATACAACCCAGAGTCAGATATTTTCTTTACCAAAAGACCATCGTTCGAATACGAAAAAGAATTTAGAGCTTTTTTTCAAGAAAATGTATTTGGGGCACCACCTGCAAATGGAAAGCTAATTAAAGTATCCCTTATTGATCTATTAGAAGAAATAAGAACATCACCATTTGCTGATGAAAGCTTCGAAAATGAAATTTTAGAGATTTCAAAAAAATATGGACTAGACACAAAAGTCAAAAGCTCTGAAATTGAAATGCACCCCATCATGAGCGTTGAGGAGAAAATAATTGCAGAAGGCCCTAATTGGCGTCAGTCAATAATCGGGCTGGCAATGCGTGGCACATAACATTGTGCTCAAATCGCTCATTTCGTTCGCTGGGTCCGGCTAAAGCAGGCCCCTTAACTAAGCGTTAATATTCATTATTCGCTCAAACCAGACTGTCAGATTTGATGATGTTCTACCTACTACATGTGTCAGCTCAAGTATGAGCTAATACTCCTCAGTCAGTGATCCCCACGTTGTGCCAACCGCCATCAACCCGCCTCAAATTGTATGCCGCCTGACAGGGCGGCATTCTTTTATCCATGAATACATCCATCCCAAACAACGACATTCCGCGCCTGCTGCGCAATCTGATCCGCATTGGCACCGTTGCCGAAGTGGATTTAGTTGCGGGCACCTGTCGCGTGAACACCGGCGGCAACGTCACCGACTGGCTGCACTGGCTGACCTCCCGCGCAGGGCGCTCGCGTTCCTGGTGGGCACCGTCTACCGGTGAGCAGGTTCTATTGTTTTGCCTGGGCGGCGAGCTGGATACCGCCTTTGTGATGCCCGCCGTTTTTTCTGATGACTTTCCTGCGCCGTCGGCGTCAGCCGATGCCCTGCACGTGTCATTCCCTGACGGCGCAGTGATCGAGTACGAACCCAAAACCGGCGCGCTGCTGGCAACCGGCATCAAGTCCGCCACGGTAAACGCCTCGGATAAGGTGGCGGTGACTGCACCGGACATCACCTGTACGGCATCCACCCGCATCACGCTCGACACGCCGGAGGTGGTCTGCACCAACAAACTCACCACTGCCACCATCGAGATTAGGCAAGGCGGCACAATGACCGGCAATCTTACCCATTCAGGCGGGAGCATCACGTCAAACGGCGTGGTTGTTCATACCCATAAACATAGCGGCGTCCAGACGGGCGGCGGTCAGACGCAGGTGCCTTCATGACAAATGCAAAATACATCGGCCTGGCTCGCGACACGGGGCGCAGTGTCGAAGACCTGGCGCACATTCAGCAGTCGGTCAGCGACATTTTGCGCACGCCCGTCGGTTCCCGCGTCATGCGCCGTGACTATGGCTCATTGCTGTCAGAACTGACTGACCGCCCGCAGAATGCGGCGCTGCGCCTGCAAATTATGGCGGCCTGTTATAGCGCGATCCTCAAATGGGAGCCACGCGTCAGCCTGACCGGCATCACCTTTGAAACGACGTTCGACGGAAAAGGCGTGGTGGAACTCACCGGCACCCGCAAAGACACGTCCGCCGCCATTTCCTTAACCCTACCCGTGAGCTGATTATGGCAACTATCGACCTGAGCCAGTTACCCGCCCCCGACGTGGTGGAAGTGCTGGATTACGAAATCCTTCTGGCTGAACGCAAAGCCACGCTGGTATCGCTGTACCCCGAAGACCAGCAGGGCGCCATCGCCCGCACATTGACTCTGGAGTCTGAGCCGATTGTGAAGCTGCTGGAGGAGAACGCCTACCGCGAAGTGATCCTGCGTCAGCGGGTTAACGAGGCGGCACAGGCGGTCATGCTGGCTTATGCCACCAGTACTGATCTGGACAATATCGCCGCCACGTTCAGCGTGGAGCGTCTGACGATCACGCCTGCGGATACGGTCAGCGTGCCCACCGTTGCGGCAGTAAAGGAAAGCGACGCCGATTTGCGTATCCGTGCGCAGCAGGCGTTTGAAGGGCTGAGCGTAGCCGGTCCGGTCGGTTCCTATGAGTATCACGGGCGCTCGGCTGACGGGCGGGTGGCGGATATTTCGGTGATCAGCCCGTCGCCTGCCTGCGTGACGATTTCCGTGCTGGCACAGACCGGCAACGGCACCGCCCCCGCTGACCTGCTGGCGGTGGTTCAGGCTGCGCTCAATGACGAGAACGTGCGCCCCGTGGCTGACCGCGTGACCGTCCAGTCGGCAACCGTCGTGAATTACACCATCGATGCCGTGCTGTATTTATTCCCTGGTCCGGAAGCCGAACCTGTCCGCGAAGCCTCTGAGGCAAAACTGATTGCCTACACCACCGCGCAGCACCGTTTAGGCCGCGACATCCGGCTGTCGGCCATCTATGCCGCGCTGCACGTTGAAGGCGTGCAGCGGGTGGAGCTGAAAAGCCCCGCCGCTGACATCGAACTGGATAAAACGCAGGCGTCATTCTGCACCGCGTACACCCTGAAAGTGGGCGGCTACGATGAGTGATCGCCTGCTGCCCGTTGGTTCCTCTGTTCTTGAGGTTGCTGCTGCTGATGCCTGCGCCGCGCTGGAAAACGTGCCGGTGCCGCTGCGGCAGCTCTGGGATCCGCTGACCTGTCCGGCCAGGTTTTTACCGTACCTGGCGTGGGCGCTGTCGGTTGACCGCTGGGATGAGAACTGGCCTGTCGCCACCAAGCGCCGCGTCATTCAGTCGGCGTGGTTCATTCACTGCCACAAGGGAACCCTCGGTGCCATCCGGCGCGTGGTGGAGCCGCTCGGCTACCTGATTAACGTGACCGAGTGGTGGGAAACCAATGACGCGCCTGGGACGTTTCGCCTGGATATCGGGGTGCTGGAAACCGGCATCACCGAAGAAATGTATTTAGAGATGGAAAGGCTGATTGCTGACGCTAAACCGGCCAGCCGCCATCTGATCGGCCTGACCATCACCCAGGATATTAAAGGTGATGTTTACATTGGCGCAGCGCAGTACACCGGCGAGCTGCTGACCGTTTACCCCGCATAAGAGGACGCTATGAGCACATTTAAATCCGTCGTCACCACGCTCGGCCAGTCGCGTATCGCGGCAGCCATTGCGGCGGGGACTGACATCAACATTACGCAGCTGGCCGTCGGCGACGGCAACGGCAAAGCGACCACGCCCGTCGCCACCCAGACCAAACTGGTTAAAGAGGTGTACCGCACGCCGCTCAATTCCTTAAAGCTGGATCCCACTCACGGCAACTGGGTGATTGCCGAGGCCGTGATTTCTGCCAGCGTCGGCGGTTTCTGGATGCGCGAAATGGGACTGTTTGCTGACGACGGCGCGCTGATTGCCGTCTGCAATATGGCGGACACCTACAAGCCGACCCTGGCGGAAGGTTCAGGCCGCACGCAAACTTTACGTATGGTGATTGCCGTCAGTAACACCGAAGTCATCAGTTTGCTGATCGACGACTCGGTGATTATGGCAACAGAGCAGTATGTAAATGACCTGCTGGCCGCGCATGAAAAATCACGTAACCACCCCGACGGTACGCTGACGGCAAAAGGTTTTGTTCAGCTTAACAGCTCGGTCAGCAGTACCAGCGAAACGCTGGCGGCGACGCCAAAGGCGGTGAAGACCGCCAACGACAATGCCAACACCCGCGTACCTTCCACCCGCAAAGTAAATAACAAGCCGCTGAGCGCCGATATTACCCTGGAGGCGGCGGACGTCGGGGCAATGAGCAATCTGATGCTGGCAACGGACACGACGAAGGTTAAGCGTCTGGATGACCCGTCCATTATTGACGTCACGAATCCCATCAGTATTTCTGCCACGTTTGAAGACCACCCTCTGGGGGCGACCTATGTCGTTGCCGGTCAGCTGCACAACTGGCGGCGCTACTGGGCGGCGGGTGCGGCAGCCTATCAGCGTCTGATTAATAACGACGGGCAGATTTTTGAGCGCATCGGTTCATACACTGCGGCGGGCGGCTGGAAGTGGTTCCTCAGCGACAGCGGTTATCCGTTCGGCTGGCGGAAAATCATGGACAGCGGCAGCATGACGCTGGCGGACTTAACGCGGCTGGGCGTCGCCCGATCGGGCGAGAACGCGGATATTACCGGCCTCAGCAAACTCACCAATATTGCGTCCAGCGTTAAAATGGCGGCTAACCTGGAGGTCGCCAGTTCAATCCAGGCGAATTACCGGATGGCCGTTTTCCGGGCAAATGATTATGAAGCCTATATGTCATTTACCAGCCGTCTCGGTTCAGTCTCGGCGAACAACTTACCCTCTGCATTAACGTCTATGGGGAATGTTTATTTTCGTCTGCCTAACACGCTGACAGACACCGACCCGCACGCTGGGCGCGCGCTGGGTGGCCTGTCCGCCGCAATTTATCCGGCAGGCGAAGGCGTGATGCGCATGGATGCCAGGGATGAAACCGGCACCATTAAAGCCCGCATCGTCTGCGACGGACAGACCGACAGCGTACAAATCGCAAACGGCGTGTTGCGGCCTGAATCAGGTATTACCCTTTCCTCTACTAACGCGAATTCAGTGATCCGCGGGCGTAACGATGCCGTCATTCTGCGCGACCATAACAACGGCAATGTCACGCTTTCAGCCAGTGTGAAAGATGCAGGCTCCGGCACCGGCGGTACGCTGTATCTGGGATATAACAGGGATACGGCCAACATCTACACGTCGGCGGTTTCCATTGATTCGCCGCTGACCATCAATGACACGATGAAGGCGGTGGGAGATGCGACCTTTGCGGCAGGGATGACCGTGGCCGGAGAAGTCAATTTTAACGGCCTGGTGAAATTCAACCGGCATGACGCAACCTGTCAATTTAGCTCGTCAAATGCGGCGCACCCGCTAATCAACGTGAGCTACTCCAGCGCCGGTAACTTTGGTTTTTGGGATGCCACTGGCGGCAGGTGGGTACTTCGTAAAAGAGCGTCGAACCTGACAGACGGTACGGCGGATAATTGGGTGATGGACAGCGGGCTTGAAATCGCCGGTGCGTATGGCCTGACATTATCGACGGCGCTGCCTGTTTCCAGCGGGGGCACAGGTGCAAAAACCGCAGCTGATGCAGTAAAGAATCTCGGTGCCCTCCCAGCAAACGGCACCGCCGTCGCCGCGTCCAAACTCGCCACCGCCCGCAAGATAGCCGGTATGACGTTTGACGGTACTGCTGATATCAATATCAGTGCAGGCAACGTAGGCGCTTATCCTCAGACAGGCGGGAATGTCAGCGGTTACGTTAATGCAACTTATCTGAGTTCTACCCAGCCGCCGAATCCAGGGAGAGAAGTTCAGGGAACGTTTATCGGCTGGAATGAAACCGGCGGGCAAGGTGAGTCTGATTTTGTTAATAACCGTGGCGGGGGCATTGGCGGCTTTCTTTTCAGGACGGTAACGGCCAACAATTCAGCCGAAACGGGGAGGGTAACATTCAGCGGTACGGGTGATGTAAATACCGCAGGGTTGATATATGAACGGAACCAGCGTGTTTACAGCCCCAATAACCCGCCGCCGACAGGGGCAGCAGTGACAGGCGTCCGGCTATCGAATGCAAACTGGACGGGGCAGATTGGGAACAATGTGCTTAATTACGACAACGGGCAAGTTCTGACCGGTGTGCAATCAATGGCGAACTATGCCATTAACATGCAGTTTGCTGTCAGGCAGGTGCAAGTTTGTATCGGTGGAAACTGGTACGGCATCACAAGCCTTTAAGGAATATTGACATGATTATTTATAAAAATTTCAAAAGCTATACGCCCAAAATGAACCCTTTTCCGGAGGCAGGCATTATTTTTTTATGCGATGCAAAAGGGAGTGACTGGTATGAATCACAGAAAGCTTTCAGCGCCGACACGTTGAAGATCGTATTCAATAATGAAGGTGTGATTATTTCTGCGGGTGGTGATGTCTCGGCGTTATGGCCACAAGGCAACTCTGTTGCTGAAATATCGCCGGAGAACGTTCCGGAAGGTTTTACAGCACGGGGCGAGTGGGTTTTTGACGGGTCAGAAATAGTTGCGAAATCATACACGGCTGAGGAGTACAGAACTCAGGCCGATGCGAGGCGTTCTGATTTTTACGCAACAGCCAGCGCCGCGATTTCTCCGCTCCAGGACGCTGTTGATATAGGTGATGCGACAGACGAAGAAATAGCCTTGCTCACTACCTGGAAGAAATACCGCGTTGCTCTGAGCAGGCTGGATTTGTCCACCGCGCCGGATATTACCTGGCCTGAAATTCCCGCCTGACCCTCGCCCCGAAATGGGGCTTTTTTGTTTCTGCTCCGCCGCGTTGTGCCATGGTTCAAACATCCCTCCCGCCGTGCCTGCGCGTACACAACCAGCGATGATTGACTTCACCCCAATCACAGGAAAAACACCATGGCTGATTATCATCACGGTGTGCGCGTTGTTGAAATCAATGACGGCACCCGCGTTATCTCCACCGTTTCCACCGCCATCATCGGGATGGTCTGCACCGGCGAGGATGCGGACGCGGCAACCTTCCCGCTGGATACGCCCGTACTCATTACTAACGTACTGACCGCCGCAGGCAAGGCCGGTAAAACCGGCACGCTCCGCGCCTCCCTGATGGCCATCGCCAACCAGGCTAAACCGGTTGTCGTTGTCGTGCGCGTTGCCGAAGGCAAAGACGACGCAGAAACCACTTCTAACATCATCGGCGGGTCGGATGAAACCGGCATGTATACCGGCATGAAAGCCCTGCTCTCCGCCCAGACTGAACTCGGCGTAAAGCCGCGCATTCTCGGCGTGCCTGGTCTGGATAATCTGGACGTCGCCACCGCACTCGCCGCAGTCTGTCAGCAGCTCCGCGCCTTCGGCTACGTCAGCGCATACGGATGCAAAACCGTGTCTGATGCCATCAGGTACCGCGACAATTTCAGCCAGCGTGAACTGATGGTTGTCTGGCCTGATTTCGTGTCCTGGAACACCACCACCAACGCCAGCGACATCGCCCCCGCGACGGCTTACGCGCTCGGCCTGCGTGCCAAAATCGACGCCGAAACCGGCTGGCACAAAACGCTTTCTAATGTCGGCATCAACGGCGTCACCGGCCTGTCCGCCAGCGTGTACTGGGATTTGCAGACCACCGGCACCGATGCCGACCTGCTGAACCAGGCATGCGTCACCACCCTTATCCGCAAGGACGGCTTTAAATTCTGGGGGCAACGTACCTGCTCTGACGATCCATTGTTCCTGTTTGAGAACTACACCCGCACCGCGCAGGTGCTGGCGGACACCATCGCCGAAGGGCATATGTGGGCATCAGATAAGCCCGTTACCCCGACCCTTATCAAAGACATGATTGCGGGCATTAACGCCAAACTGCGCGAAATGAAAACCGCCGGTCTGATCATCGATGGCAACTGCTGGTATGACCCCGACGCCAACACCGTCGAAACCCTCAAAGCGGGCAAATTATTCATTGATTACGACTATACGCCGGTGCCGCCGCTGGAAGATTTAACCCTGCGTCAGCGCATCACCGATCAGTACCTGGCGACGTTCGCCACGTCCGTTAACAGCTAAGAGGCGCTAAAAACATGGCACTGCCTAAGAAACTGAAATACCTGAACCTGTTTAACGACGGGAACAGCTACCTCGGCATGGTCAGCGCGCTGACGCTGCCAAAACTGACCCGCAAGCTGGAGAACTATCGCGGCGGCGGCATGACCGGTTCGGCTGCCATTGATTTCGGCCTGGACGACGACGCCCTGAGCTTTGAGTGGACGGTGGGCGGGCTGGATGAACTGGTGTTGCAGCAGTGGGGCGCGGTCGATGCCGTGCCGCTGCGCTTTGCCGGTTCCTTCCAGCGCGACGACACCGGCGAAACCTCCGCCGTGGAAGTCACCATGCGCGGACGCCACAAGGAAATGGATTTCGGCGAGTACAAACAGGGCGAAGATACCGAAACCAAAATCACCACCCAGTGCACCTATTTCAAGCTGGTGATTGACGGCAAAGACATGATTGAAGTCGATACCGTGAACATGGTGGAAATCGTCGGCGGCGTTGACCGCGTGGCGGAACACCGCAAAAACATCGGCCTGTAACCTATAACCCGTGCTCGCGCCGGACTCCGGCGCGTCATCCCCTTTTTGAGAAGAGACACCGCTATGTCAGAACACAATGAAAACATCGTTATCCTGGAAGAACCGATCAAACGCGGCGACACGCTGATCAGCGAGGTTGAAGTCATCAAACCCAATGCCGGACACCTGCGCGGGATTGGCCTGGCGGCGCTGGCGAATGCCGACGTTGACGCGCTGACCGTCATTCTGCCGCGCATTACCGCCCCGAACCTGACCGTCCAGGACTGCAAAAGCCTGAACCTGCCCGACCTGATTGCCCTGGCGGGTAAGGTGATTGGTTTTTTATCGCCGAAATCGGAACAGTAAAACTTCCCCCGACCCTGACGGTCGATGACCTGATGGCAGACATCGCGGTGATCTTTCACTGGCCGCCGTCAGAAATGAACCTGATGACGCTGACCGAACTTTGCGGCTGGCGTCATAAGGCCATGCAGCGCAGCGGAGCCGACAGTGAGTAATTTAAAAGTAGAGGTGCTGTTAAAGGCGGTTGACCAGGCGACCCGCCCGTTTAAATCGGTGGAGAACGCCAGTAAAGCGTTGTCCGGCGATATCCGTCATTCACAGACCACGCTCAAAGACCTGAACGCCCAGGCCGGAAAGATTGACGGATTCCGCAAGTCCAGCGCGCAGCTTGCCGTCACCAGCCAGAAACTCAAAGACGCCAAAGCGGAGGCGGCGGCGCTGGCGATTCAGTTCAAAAACACTGCCAGCCCGACCCGCGCCCAGGCGCAGGCCATGGAGGCGGCAAAGCGTTCAGCCTCCGAACTACAAACCAAATTCAACGGGCTGCGGCAGTCGGTGCAGCGTCAGCGCACCGAACTCACCCAGGCGGGCATCAGCACCCGCACGCTGTCTGAATCAGAACGCCGCCTGAAAACCTCCATCAGTGAAACCACCGCGCAGCTCAACCGCCAGCGTGAATCCCTGGCACGCGTCAGCGCGCAGCAGGCCAAACTGAACGCGGTCAAAGGGCGTTACCAGGCCGGTAAACAGTTCGCCGGTAGCGTGACCGGCGCGGGGGCTGCAGGCGTCGGGATTGCGACGGCGGGCACGGTAGCCGGTGCCGGGATGCTCAAGCCCGGCTATGACTTTGCGCTGAAAAACTCAGAACTCCAGGCGACGCTTGGCCTGGAAAAAGACTCCGCCGACATGACCGCGCTGCGCACCCAGGCGCGGCAGCTCGGCGACAACACCGCTGCCTCTGCTGACGATGCTGCCGCCGCGCAAATCATCGTCGCCAAATCCGGCGCGGACAAAGACGGCATTCTGGCGGCGACGCCGACCATCCTGAATCTGTCCCTGGCGAATAAGCGCACCATGGAGGAAAACGCCACGCTGCTGATGGGCGTGAAATCCGCGTTTGGCATGACGAATGACACCGTGTCACACATCGGTGACGTGCTTTCAACGGCCATGAATAAGTCTGCCGCCACCTTTGAAGGGCTGTCTGACACCATGACTTACGCCGCACCGGTGGCGAAACAGGCCGGTATCAGCGTCGAAGAAACCGCCGCAATGGCGGCCACGCTGGCCGATGCCAAAATCACCGGCTCAATGGCGGGCACCGGTGCCCGCGCCGTTATTACCCGCTTGCAGGCACCGACGGGCACCGCCGCCGCCGCGCTGGGTGAGCTGAAGGTGAAGACGGCGGACAGCAAAGGCAACATGCGCCCGCTGTTTACCATCCTGAAGGAAATGCAAAAGAGCTTTGAGAAAAACAAACTCGGGGATACGCAGCGGGCGCAGTACATGAAAGCCATCTTTGGCGAGGAGGCCAGCTCTGCGGCGTCGGTGCTGATGGGAGATGCGTCATCCGGCAAACTCGACAAACTCAGCCGGGCACTGAAAACCTCGGACGGTAAAACCGAGGCGCTGGTGGCGATCATGCAGGACAACCTGGGCGGCGACTTTAAGGAATTTCAGTCAGCCTATGAGGCCGTCGGGACTGACCTGTTCGATCAGCAGGATTCGTCGCTGCGCAAACTGGTGCAGACCGCCACCGGCTATGTCCTGAAACTCGATAAGTGGATTGTGAACAATAAAGCCCTGGCGACGACGCTCGGCAAGGTGGCGGGCGGTGCGCTGCTGATTATTGGTGCGCTCGGCGTGTTTGGCCTGGTGGCGGGTCCGGTTATCAGCGGCATTAATCTGATCGTCGCCGCTGCCGGTGTGCTCTGGACAATTCTCGGCACCGTGGGCGGTGCGATTGCGACGGTGATCGGCGGGCTTACGCTGCCGATTGTCGCGATTGGCGTGGCGATTGTCGCCGGTGCGCTGCTTATCCGTAAATACTGGGAGCCGATCAGCGCCTTCTTTGCGGGCGTCATTGAAGGGCTGGGGATTGCGTTCGAACCGGTAAAAGAGATGTTTTCGCCGCTTAAGCCGGTGTTTGACTGGCTGGGGGACAAGCTCAAAGTCCTGTGGCAGTGGTTCAAAGACCTGATTGAGCCCGTGAAATCCACGCAGGAAACGCTGAACAGTTGTAAAGATGCGGGCGTGTCGTTTGGTCACCTGGTCGCGAACGCACTGACCGCGCCGTTGCAGGTGGCAAATAAGCTGCGCAGCAGCGTGGTCTGGCTGCTGGAGAAGCTCGGCATCATCAAGGATGAATCCGCAGACATTGATAAAGCAGCCGACAAAGCTGACCGGCGCACGAAACAAAACGGCGATGCGGATCCGGCAGAACACCCGCTGGATAACCCCGCGCCGGTCACGCCACCGCCTGGCGGCCTGCTGGGCGGCGGTTATGCGCCGGTGTCCGTCGGCGGCGGGCGCAGTTATATCGACCGCAGCACGCACACCTATCAGATTTCAGCCGGTGCCGGTCTGGGTGTCCAGGACACCAGTCGTCAGATCCGCGCCGAGCTGGAAGCCCGTGACCGCGCCCGCGCCGCACAGCAACGTTCCCGCATGGATAACGATTAAGGAGAACCCCGCATGATGTTAACCCTCGGGCTGTTTGTGTTTCAGCTGCAGACCGTCCCTTACCAAAGTTTGCAGCGCGATGTCGATTACCGCTGGCCGGTAAACAACCGCGTAGGCCTGCGTCCGCTGCCGCAGTTCCTCGGGGTGAATGAGGAAAAAATTACCCTGTCCGGCGTGCTGATGCCGGAAATCACCGGCGGAAAGTTGTCACTGATGGCACTGAACCTGATGGCTGACGAGGGCAAGGCGTGGCCGCTGCTGGAAGGCAGCGGCACCATTTACGGGATGTTCGTGGTGAACAGCGTCAGCGAAACCCATACGGAGCATTTTTCCAACGGTGCCGCCCGCCGGATTGAATTCACGCTGACGCTGACCCGCGTGGATGAATCCCTGGCGGCCATGTTCGGCGACATGAAAGCGCAGGCCGACGGGCTGCTGGATAAGGCCGGTGGTTTAACCGGTCAGCTGGGAGGCTTGCTGTGATTACGGATATGACCATCGGCGCCGGTGCGCAGTTTGCGCCGGACTTCACGGTGACCGTCGGTGGTAAGGACATCACGCAGGACGTCAGCAACCGGCTGATTTCGCTGACGCTCACAGATAACCGCGGCTTTGAGGCTGACCAGCTCGACATCGAGCTGAGCGACACCGACGGCCTGCTGGACATGCCGCCACGCGGTGCGGTGATTAATATCGCGCTGGGCTGGAAAGGCCAGGCGCTGACGAACAAAGGCGATTTCACGGTGGACGAGGTGGAGCATCGCGGAACGCCGGACACGCTGACCATTCGCGCCCGCAGTGCGGACTATCGCGGCAGCCTGAATTCCCGCCGCGACAACTCCTATCACGACACGACGCTGGAAGCGGTGGTGTCTGCCGTGGCAGCGCGCAACAACCTCAAGCCCGCGATTGCTGAACCTTTCAGGGGCGTGCCGGTGTCGCATATCGACCAGACGCAGGAAACCGACGCGAAGTTTATTACCCGTCTGGCGGAACTGAACGGCGCAGTTGTTGCCATCAAGGCCGGTAATCTGCTGTTTATCAAGCCAGGTGCGGCCAGGACGGCCAGCGGGAAGCCTATCCCGCAGATGACGATTATCCGCAGCGACGGCGACGGACACACGTTTAATATTGCTGACCGTGGGGCTTATACCGGCGTGTCGGCAAGCTGGCTGCACACCAAAGACCCGAAGCCGAAAAAGGTGAAGGTGCAGCGGAAACCGAAAGTGCAGTACCTGCGCGCCCTGCAACATCCGAAGGCCAAAAAGACCAGCGCGAAAGTGCAGAAAACGCCGGAGGCAAAGGAAGGGGACTACCTGGCGGGCAGTGAAGACAACGTGTTTAACCTGACCACCATTTACGCCACGCAGAAAGCAGCCATGCGTGCAGCCCAGGCGAA